AAAAATAATAGAATTGAAAGCTTTAATGACAAGAGTAGCAAAAGGAGAGATAACTATGGAAGAGGCAGGATTCCCCGCAAAACCAAAGAAAGTCGCACTACGGGTACTTAAAACCCCAAAAAACACTCATACGAGAACAACTAAAACAAAAGGAGGTAAAAAATAAATGAATAATTTTATTTCAGGGGGAGAATCAGTAGCACTATTCGCATTCGAAGATCAAGATGGTTGGGGATTAGCAGCTGCAAGTCACACAGCAAGTGACGAAACATATATGCCATTCGGACAAGGAGTCGAAGTTAGTGTATCAAGAAATAACAATGCAGAAAGAATAGTTGGAATTGGAGCTAGGAATGCAACAGCAACAATCAATAAAAATTATGCAGGTACAATGACAGCAAACGGAAGTCTAAGTAATGCATATTGGTTATTGGGAGTTTTAGGAGCAAACGCAGATGCTGGAACAGATGGAGCATATACTCACACTTACACAGAAGCAGATAGAATAATCAGTTTCACTACAAAAACAAGCTTTGAGTTAGGAACAACAGATTCACAAAGTAACTTGATTGGATGTAGAGTTAATACTTGTTCAATAAGTGCGGCAGTAAACGAAGCTTTGAAGTTTAGTCTTGAATGTCCATATAGATATGAAGCATTGGGAACGACTAAGATATCAAACAATCCAGAGATCGAACCAATATTCACATTCGCACATGGAAGTATTGAAATGCCAGATGGAACATCTATTGCAGCAGTTCAAAGTTTTGAGTTAACAATTAACAATAACTTAGATACTGTATATGGAATAGGAAGTAGATTTCTGACAGACAGCGTTGCTAAAAATAGAGAGTACAACTTTTCTATGACAGCAGCATTTAAAGATCATACAACTTTATTGACATACTTTTTGAATGGAACAAATTCGGCAACTGCACCAACAACAGGTTCAGGAACTGAAATCGCAACTTTAGAGTTGACATTCACAAATGATGATGGTGATATACTTGATATTAATTTGACAGGAGTTCACCTTAACGAAGAAACACTACCACAGAATGCAAATGAAGTAGTGAAAGAAGATGTTACAGGTTGGGCAAGAGGATGTACAAATATGATATATACTAATGATGTCGAAACCGCACCAGTCGCAGCAACAAATATTTAATTTATCACTTTATTTTTTAAGTGATGGCCGAAAGGCAAACTAAACCAGGAGGAAAAAATGGAAATACAATCAGGACAACATAACGGAAAAAATGTACGATTTGTAGATGTGTCTATAGATTTTAACGGAAAAGAAGAAATAGTTAGAATTAAAAAACTAACATTCGGAGAAAATCTAGATTTAAGACAAAAAGTATCTAAAATTAGTGTTTTGGGCGGACAAGAAAAGATAGAAATTGATCAACAGAAATTATCTGAAGAGTGTTTATTAAAGTCTATAATTAAAGCACCGTTCGAAGTTAATCTACAATCTATAAGAGATTTAGATATGGAGCTAGGAGAACAATTACTAGAATCATATAGAGAAATCAATACATTCACTTTAAAAAAAAAAGACAACTAAATTGGGCACTTGACCAAGGAACAGAAAATCTAGATTTACAGAAGGAAGTCATATATTATCAGATGGCTAAAATATTTAGATTTACTCCAGACCAAGTGGATGATATAGATTTTGATACAGTATTAGGAATGTTATCAATGGAATCACATATCAGAAAAAAAGAATCAAATGATTTAAAAAATGGCAGGAAATGAGTTTAAGGTAGAAATACCAATAAGCGTAAGTGAAGGAAACAAGAGTTCAGGCTCTAAGGGGTTATTAGAAGATTTCAAGAATGGAATTCAAAATACCTTAAAGGGTTCTGGAATTGGAGGAGAAAAACAAACAGGTGGAATGGGAAAAAACATCGCAAAAGTAGCTGGAAGTGTTGGAATTATAGCTGCAATATGGCAGGGAATAGCTCCACTCATGAAACCAGTTTTGAAGATGTTTAATATTTTATTGACATTATTATTATTACCATTGATGCCTTTAATTAGACAAATGGTTACAGGACTTGCTAAAACAGCACAGAATGTAGGCCAAGCTCAAAAAGATGCAGGTGGAGGAACAGCAGGTTTTTTAGCAGGTATAACAGAATTATTTAAAAGTCCAACGATTTGGGCAATAGCAGGTGCAGGATTATTAGCTGGAGTTGTTGGAGCAGCAGGTATAGCAGGAACTGTTTTGGCAGCAATATCATTTGGAATAATCTGGGATATGCTTACAGATGATGAGGGTAGTGAAAAATCATTAGGAGATAAATTAAAGAAATCATTAATAGGTGGTGTTGCTATGGGAATAGCAGCTTTAGCATTTGGTGCTGGTGCAATTCCAGCAATCGGTATAGGATTATTAACATTTTCAACAACTCTTGGATTATCTTTTTTAACAGATGGGATGAAAGATACTGATTTTAAAGAATCTATTAAAAGTATAGCAAAGGGTTCTATAGTTGGTGGAATAATTGCTGGTGGAATAATAGCTTTAATGGATTTAGGATTAGGTGCAGCAGCATCTGTAGTATTACCAGTGGGATTATTAATATTTTCAGTACTTGGGGCAATAAAAATGGGTAAAGAAAATATGTATGGAATAGAAATTTCTAAAACAATAGAAGAAGAAACAACTAAGGCAGAAACAGCATGGACTGCCTTCAAATCATTTTTTACTGGGTCACTTGTTGCAATGGCAGACCCACTTGGAACATTAGGATTTCTTATTGGAAGTGATACAAAAGGTAGCTATCCACTTGTATATGCTTTAAAACTAGCAGAAAACGAATGGGTAACAATGGAAAATGTTTCAGAATTAGCAATTAATCAGGTAATTACAAATCTTAATAGAATACCTAGAACAATAACAACAACACATTACATAAGGACGGTGAAATTATGAGCAGTAAAGAAGTTGTAGACGAAATCATAAACGATTTGAAAAGAATACCTAAACAAATCCATAGTGAAATTAATATAAAAGAAATAGCAAATGAAGTTAGTAGAGTTCTTCAAAGAAAAATGGGAGGAAGAATGTCATAATGAAAACACATACAACATACCTCGCAGAGCTAAGAGAGAATCTAGTAGTGATCAAAGAAGAAAAAGAAAAGATGAACAATGATATAAAAATACTAGAAACAGAAAAAGAAGAATTGATTGCAGAGCAGACAATTATGAAGGGGCAAATAAATACACTCGGGCAGGAAAAGGATCTGTTAAGTAGCAAGATCGATGCAATTGAAATAAGCATAAAGCCTATCGAACCTGTGGCCACAAAATAAGATGGATGAAATAATAAAAGAATTAAAGCAATTGAATAAGACTATGGAATCAATTAGAACATTTATGATAGCAGGAGCCCAGATAGAAAAGCAAATTCTAATGGAACTTAAAACTATAAGGAGGGAATTTTATGAGCGCAACAATCGGAACTAAAAGCTTAGGTGATGTACAATCTGAGGAATCAACAAAAAGCTCAGGCTTGTTTGATATGCCTATGCCTTTACAAGATAGTGATAAAACATTAATAATGGATTTAATGGGAACTACTAGAACTATAACTGTAAATGGAAGTTTTACTGGAACTACTTCAGAATTAAGAACATTTATAGGAGATATAGAAACATTACAGAATGGAGAGCAAACAGCTTTAACATTTGTTAGTAGTTGGTATACTGGATATTCAGAAACTACTTTTTTAATACAAGGTTTTACACACACAAAGGATAGCGCAGACGAGAATAGAGTTAAGTATACTTTAACTTTATTGGAGGGAAGTGTGTTAACATGATTAAGACAAAGGTAATAATAAATTATATTACAATAAAAGATACTGACGGGAGTCCAGACCCAAGTAAATTAATTAGTTGGGAATATGAAAAAGATGAGGAAACAGTATCTGAGGCTACTTTAAAATTACCAAAAAGTGTAAATGATTTAGTCGGATTAAACAATGGCCAGCTAGTTGAGATATGGTCAGGGTGGACTACTAGCACAGATACAAGATATTTCTATGGGTATATTGACAACATAAAGCCTAGTGGAGCAGTCCTAGAGGTAACCTGTAAAAATGAAATGATTAGCTTAGTTAGAAAAAATGTTAATCATGTTTATGATAGTACAATCGATGCAAGTGCTGGAGAAGTAAGTGAGATAGCAGAAGACTTAATAG